CTCTTGATATTGGCGGTGCTGCCATCCTGCCTTGAGTCATCGCTGGAGCGACTGGGGCTGCGGGCGTCGGAGGAAGAGCCGTAGCGGTCGGTGGCATAGCCATTCGTGCTGGAGTTGGTCCCGTGACTGGAGCAGTCATAGGGGAAACTGGTTGCGTAGCCATTTGAGTAGCCGAAGGAGTGGCAGTCAAAGGAGCGGTCATAGGAGCAACATTTTGTTTCGCGCTAATATCTGAACTTACAAACATATTAGAACCAACTGGTTCGGACATATAAAGATCAGCGGCAATAGGCAGATCCACATAACTAGGTCCAGATAATTTGCTGATATTAGTTTTTCCTCTAATGTCGGAACCAGCAGATTCAGCCGCAGCAACAGCACCAACAGACTGAATGCCAGAACTAATCAGTCCCATCCAAGCAGCATTTTCTTGTTGGCTCATTTGATCCTTGTGCTGTAGATGCTTGTTCTGGATTTCCGCTATCAACCTTTGATAATCCATTCTGGCTCTTCGTTCTGCTTCCTTATCACTCAAACCAAGAGCGAGATATTTGGCAAAGACCTCTTTTTTAACGCGTTCCCAATCTGCTTTCATACCCCACCATTGCTGTTCTGCTTGCTGTTGTTTAAGAGCATCGCCTCTCATTCCAGAAGCGGCAGCGAAGTATGCTTTCTCGGCAGCCAAGCGTTCTTTGGTTTCGGCTTCGGCTATCTTGCCAGAAATCATCTGACCCGCTTGAGAAGTTTGCATTAAAGCGGTTCGTGAGGCGGCAGGGCCTCTACGACCGCTTCTTGCGGTTGAGAGAATCTGTCTTTGCGTTGCCTCTCGTTCTCGCTGCCCAACCTGACGAGCAACAGAGTCTTCGCCAGACGCTCTACGACGAAGCATACCGAGACCCATACGCTGTTCTCCTGTCGCCTCTCCACCTAGACCTCGCGCATGCTGGATAGGTTTGCTGACTGGTGCTTGCATACCAGTCCCATATTGGACATACAGCGGTGGAGGTCCCCAAATATCCGATGATTTTTGACCCCCAGTTACTGGACTCATCCAGCCATAGCCAGATGGCATCATCGGGGCATCATCACTATCGTCGCCACCTCCGAATAACCAACCGCCGAGGGCACCAAGACCTCCTCCTATCACTGTTCCTGCTGGGCCAAATACAGAGCCGACGCCCGCTCCTACTGCTGCGCCAGTTCCGACATCTTTGCCTGATCCGCCTCCTACCATTGTAGTTTCCTCCGTTTAAGTAACTCTATTGTTGCCAATACGATATGGGCCTTCTTTTTTGCCGACCTCAAAAGCAATTCCAGCAATCTCGAATGAGGCACCAGTGCTTGTTCTGGGCGACTCGGATATGCTGATTCTTACGCTAGTTATTTTCTGTCTCGAACATGGAACTTCCAAAACATATGCCTGATCAACATAACTTGCGTCGAGACCCTCGCCATAGTACTCCGAGGCATCAAATGCCGTCAGATCTGTGGAGTCGTATGTGTTTACATCTGTCCAATATGGGTCGAAGTTGTAACCGACTTTCACCAGAAGTTTGTGCGTGCTTATGTTTTGAGCCACTATCAAGATGCGTTTTAATCTGGCAAATCCTGCTATCCCAGCAAAAGAATACCAGCCAGTTTCAATCGCCAATTCTGGGCTATATCCGTCAACGCCATCGACATACCCAGTATTTTGATAATGGACACTTCCATCATCTTTTTTGAGAATATATGAATCACTATCTTGTCGCCACATTATATCGGTTCCTTGGTGTTGGCTCCAAGTGCTCCACATACCATAGTGCCAATCGAAAACAAGAGAATATCCGTCTGCCAAATTAGACAGCCAAAGAACCTGATCATTCTCTGGCATAACAACACCAGATGTCAACCAATCGCCACTGTGCCAGTTCTGAACTGGGTCACCAAATGCGCTAATCTGTAGTTTTCTATTTATCAAATAGAAATTCTCATCAGAGGCAGCAAATACAACTCCTTGCGGAGTTTGCAGGATGAGTTTAGGATTACTACAACCAACAGTATTAGACAATAAACTAGGATCATAGTAGTTGTTTCCAGTCCCAAGATTATCATAGCCAAGCCCATAAGTCATATAGATGCTATTCTCTTTAAATATCAGCAGTCTGTCTTGAAACTCTTCTAATGCATATATTCTGCCACCGTCGGCATTACACTCAAGAGTTAAATAATCAGAATGCTCAATGCCAAAACCCTTATCAATCGGCTTTGAATATCTTATTAAAACTCCTGGCCTTCTTTCATCAACCACAAAATGCCTATTTTGGTATAGTTCATGAACTCTAAACTGCGGCGGCTGAATGTTTTCTAAAATGCCTCCAGTAGTATAAAGTGCTTCCTGTTCTGCCAAGTCAACATCAGAGATGCTATCTACTATAGAATCTGCCCGTGCTGTGCTATCGTTTCTTGAAGTCACACACCTATACCAAATGGTGCCATTGCCTGTCGTTCTGTATATGACTATCGCAACGCTTGATCGTTTGGTAAAAGTCAGCGTCGGCACACTTATCAGAGTTTTTGTGTTTCCAGCAGATGTGGCGATGGTCACCGCTGGAGATGGACTAGATTGATGTCTGTTATCTTTTCTATCAGTCCACTCATATACGGCAACATAAGAATATGTTTTATCAGCAGTTAAGTTTCCAGCCCCATTAAGCGCCACAACTAATTTGTGCGGATAAGTTAAGAATCCTTGTTCATATGTTTCTTGACCGTCAAACTCCCAAGGCATAGAGCCAGGGAAAATCAGCACATCTTCGGTCTCTACTGTCTTAACATTTGATGTAGCGGTTGCGATTAGCACTCTGTCTTGTGCTACATATTCCGCCTGATTATCGTAAATAGATTCTGCCTTCAACGCGCCAACCATCGCACTCCAGTCAGTAATGGCAGCAGAGCCAGTTACAAAAGATGCTGGGTTTTGATAATGAGCACCATTAACAAGAAACTTACCAAACAGTTGAGACGACTTTTCTATAATGATATAAGTCCATTGAGATGAGATGTCAACGCCAGCGTGACCATTGTGTGGCAATAGTATTATGAAATCGTTTGTTCCGTCTGTCCACGGCTTACCATAAATCTGTGCGCCCATCTTAAGATCGATTGTAGAACCACCCGCACTACCTGTTCCGCCAGAATCCTCAAACGAGTTATATTGAACCTCTCTGTCCCAAGCAGGAGAGTTTTGTGATTGATCTTCCAAAGTCCAGTAAACATACGCGTTTGTGGCGTCATGTGCCGCACCAGTCATATTGACAATGACATAACTAGCAACTCCAACAGTCCACACCGTATCTTCGGTGACTGTCAAATTACACTGCTCATCAAAGCCAAGAGCATAAATAATACGAGTTGCCGCACCAGACTCTTCGTAAGTTAACAGAACTCCCTTGTCATCATCCCACTGAAAACAGGCCACCAATTGCGGAGAGGTTGAGGCAGCCAGTGCCTCGTCATAATAGGCAGCCACTGCTGATGTGGTTTTAAAACAAATAACCGCTGGAACATCGTTTCCATTATTGACTATATATGAGATGGCAATAGTTCTGTTTGAGCCACCAATATAACAGGCGTCCAGGACATCGCGGAAACCTGCTGCAGCGACTCTAATTGAGCCGTTAAGAGAGTTTAATGTGACAGCAGCACCTATTGCTCCAGTTGTGGTGTTTATTGAGCGATATACAACATGTTTGGTAGAGTCATCAATGTAAATTAAAAATAGCCCGTTACTCCCAGTAGCGATTACTCTTGGGGTGCAGTCAGAATCTCCATCCAGATCTTCATTATCAAGCGGTCTATCAGTCGCAGACGCCCAAGTTCTGGCATAGATGCCAGAGCCGCCAGCCACCTCATCAGCCCTATATGCTGACGCAAAGACCTCGTCGCTCAAAGCAACTTCAACAGTTGTGGTTGTAACATCAGCCCTAGCATAGAATGGCTCATTGAATACTGTAGAGTAACCGATATAGTCAACTACATCAAAATCAGAGCCATCATATACTTTAACCTGGAATGTATTCCCATGTAGAACGGGGATATCATCATACGAGGATAACCACTCTTCACTGTGGGCTGCTATTTCTGTAGTTCCGTGTCTTTTACTAATTACTCCAGCCTTTTCGTAGATACCATCCTCTACGCGAGTTAGCCCCTTTGGCCCAAGTTTTGGGTCGGTATCTGTATCTAGTCCACTTGCCAAAGATGCTGGAACTAAAGATTTTGTAATCGCCATATAATCAATTCTCCGTTAGTCGCCAATTCTTTCTATATACACATGCGCACACGCCATATCAAATGTTGTGTCTGTTGTGTTCTTTCTGTATACAATTAAGTGTCCAGTATCGCTGGCGGCCATATAGTCTACCCACTCAAATGAGTTACCAGTATATGTGCCCGCTGTTATATAACCAGAGTGTGACGCATAGAATGTTCCGCCAGCAACGCTGGCTTGCGTCACATTTTTCCACCTAATATAAAATCTGCCAGCGTCGTCCGTTGGCGATTTGAAAAGCGCTCCGAGCGATATGCGATATGTGCCAGCCACAGCAAATGTAAATGTTCCATCGGAAGCGACAGAAATATCTTTAGATCCCCTATCAGCCACGGAATTCTCAAAACTGAGCTGATAGGGCGTATTATCAGCAACTATACCAGTTGTTGTTCTTTCTAGTCTCTCGCTGTCTGTGGCGATATATGCTTGAGCATATGCGTCTAGATCTGGGGCAGCATAGCCGTCCAGATCGACACCAATTACCAGACTTTCATCCCCACCAGGATCGTCAACAGATACATCTATCAGCCCGCCACCTATTATTTTTCCTTCAAGGTAGTCTACTGTAGAGTCATCTACAGAGACCATCACTTGATATGAGTCTGCCCCTCCACCACCACCTCCTGGTATTGCCCAATTACCCTTACCATCTAAAAAGTGTGTCGCTATGTTATCAAGTTTTGGTAGTAAGCCGTGCTCTGAAGTTGTAGCATCTAAATCCGTATTATCGTCGGGAGTTGCCAGATCGTCTAACTTAATCGCGTCAGCACCACCGCTCTCGTGGCGTGTATTATGATTGTTAAATGTCGCCTGATCTACATACCCATCTTCGACCCAATCCATTGTAGCATATGCGTCTAGATCTTGGGCACCAGAAGGCACTGCCCAGTTTCCCTGTCCGTCGAGGAAATGAGTATCATCGTTATCTAGTTTTCTTAACAAGCCGTGCTTTGAAGTTGTAGCATTTAAATCTGTATTATCATCAGGAGTTGCCAAATCGTCTAACTTAATAGCGTCTCCGCCACCACTTTGATGGTCGGCAGCATGAGTTTTTGGAGGCTGATTGTCAGCCAACTCTCCGCTTAAACCAGCAACAGAGATTTCATCTCCGCCACCATTCTCGTGAGACGAGGCATGGGCAATAGGAGCACCAGAAGGCACCGTCCAACCACCCTGGCCATCTAAATAATGAGTAGCATCATTGTCTAGTTTTTTTAACAAGCCGTGCCTTGAAGTTGTAGAATCTAAATCTGTATTATCATCGGGGGTTCTTAAATCGTCTAGTTTTATAGCATCTGAACCAGCAGCCTGATGATCTGCAGCATGATTAACGGGGTATTGCCTCTGGCCCAACAGACCAGTAAGACCAGTAACACTTATTTCATCATGCCAACCACTTTCATGGGAAGTATGATGCTGCTTCGGATTCTGTTGATCGGCCAATAATCCGCTTAAATTGCTAACATTTATTTCATCGGCTCCTCCGTTTTCGTGTCTGCCACTATGATCGTTAAAATCTATCAACGGTGTATAGCCATCTGCCAACGGCCTTGTCCAGTTCCCTTCCCCATCTAAATAATGATCGCCATCATTATCGAGTTTTGGTAGCAAACCATGTTCTGTAGTTGTAGAGTTTAAATCTGTATTATCATCGGGAGTATCTAGATCGTCTAGTTTTGGTTTTACCCAGTTGCCCTGCCCATTAAGATAACGACCAGGATTATTGTCCAATCTTCTCAACAGCCCGTGCTCTGAAGTTGTAGCATTTAAATCTGTATTATCATCGGGAGTTCTTAAATCGTCTAACTTTATAGTATCTCCACCACCCTGTTGATGATCTGCGGCATGATTAACGGGGTTTTGGTCATCGGCCAATAGGCCAGACAGACCAGTTACCAAGATATCATCTCCGCCACCATTCTCGTGCCACAGATGATGTGGGCTTGGTGGTTGCCACTCGGCCAACTGACCAGACAAACCATCAACAGAGATTTCATCTGCTCCACCATTTTCGTGTCTGGCACTATGATTGTTAAAATCTGCCAACGGAGCATAGCCATCTTCAACCCAATCCATTGTGGCATATGCATCTAGATCTGGAGTACCAGGGGGCTCTGACCAGTTTCCCTGTCCATCAAGATAGTGACTGTCATCATTATCGAGTTTCCTTAAAAGCCCATGTTCTGTAGTTGTAGAGTCTAAATCCGTATTATCATCGGGAGTTCTTAAATCGTCTAACTTTATAGTATCTCCGCCACCCTGTTGGTGATCTGCGGCGTGAGCATCCATAGCGATTTGTAAATCCTCATCCGCAGCAGGATTTAGTGTAGAAACAGTTATTCTGTTGCCACCAACCACTTTATCTTCAAGCCAGTTTGGTGTACTATCATCGGCAGAGATCATAGATTTGTATGATTGGATTGACGGCACAATGTTTGTAGCACTTACACTACCAATCCTATGAATGTGAAGGCCACCCACACTCGGAATCCCCGCACCACCCACGGAGATATACATCACATTGTATGATGTCGGATAGTTATCTGGCGCGTTGCCCAAAAATCCATATGATATAACATCGGACACCTCTAAAAATACAACGACTGGGACCCCTCTTAAGTTAGCATTTCCCCAGGTGCTTTTTACCTTAAACTCTTCAAGCGGCACGCCATTTTTCATTACAGAAACTTCTGAATGGCCTCCACCATATGGGACTATAGTGGCGAGTGCTCTTATAAACGCATTTGGCGCTATAACATAATAGCCGTCCATATCTATGGTTATGGTTCCATAACCTGTTGAAATTGGACCATGAACGCCATATCCTTCCCATGTCATTTCCCCAATAGGCACATCGGCGGAAGACACATATGTATTTTGTGGAATATAACCATAATAGCCATCTCTGGTATATAGTGTAGCACTAGCGATGTATCCGTCATTTGGTGGAGGACAAGATGGCACACTAAACCTTACGGTTTCGACATTAGCAGCAGACAGTTTGGTGATACTAACGCCCGCTCCAGCGACCAATTTTGAATATAGATAGTTAGGCTCTATGTCGTGGGTACTAACTTTCACTATAAATCTTGAGTCAGTATAGTCTAAAACTGACGCTGTGAACGGGAACATATTCCAGTTTAGGTCTGATCTCGGCATAAACATAGCCGATTGCCCAGCAGTTAGTGTTATGTATGGCGCACCATTTATTGTTTTATCGTCTGCCTGCGGATAAACGCCTACATATGAGTCCATATCATAGGCGTCTTCGTTTCTAATAATTATAGTTTTGCCCTGATCAGCAACCGTAATGTTCTGTAAAGTAACCTTTGCGATATTGCCATAGCCTGGCGTAAGAACATATACGCCGCCAGTTTTGGCAATAATATCACCTATAACATTTGTTTGTGGCAAGCCAAACGGGATCTCCGTATTTCTGGAGACAACATCAATTGCCTGTCCTATACCATCGTTAAGATCAACGAGTTCTTCAACATCGGAGAGAACTCGTTTAATCCTAACCCTACGGTTGCTCATTACTACCACCACCTATGTTTGGAGCCACGATAAACATCTACCACAGTTTTTGGTTTTCCTACATCTTGCTCGGCAGAGCGTGTGATCCTCTTCTCTACCTCTCGCAACTGCATCATGTAAGCAGAAGGATCTTCTTTCTTTAGCGCACATGCTTTGACTGCGGCTGAAAGTATAACATACTCCTGCCAATGGTTGACAAACCTAAATGTATCAGCAGGATCATCCATAGCCGTTGGCAGTGGTATATATTCCAATCTGACAGTATCTGACCAATTGGGGATCGGATGAAACTCAATATTCTGACCAAGCACAATATATCTGGTATTCCAATTATTGGTAACATATGAGTGATCATAGCGTTCGTCATAATTGTAGCGCTCGATTATAGCATATCCGTCTGGGTTTGAACTGTCTCTAACAGCAACACCCTTTATCTTGTAGAAATCGCTAGGGAGACTATAGCCCTTTGTTCCAGAAACAATGCTAATGTCACCATAATTAATGAAATGTGAATCATCATGCATAATTACCAGATCATAGAAAGCGGCTATCGAAGATTCAATCCACTCTGTTAACTGGGCATCGTTGAAGTCATCTCTTGCCCAATCACCTCTGTTTCTCACAGCAAACTGAAGATTGCGTAGGGTTTCAGAAGTTGGGGCAGTCAGTTGTTTCGAGATATCTCGTTTGTTGAGATATCTAACGAAACTCTCTTCAACCTCTTTCTTCTCCATCACGAATGCCGACGGATCTTGTTTCATAGTAGTTGACAGTTTACCACAAACATCTGCCAGAATCCAACCATAGAAGAAAAAGTGTTGTCCATAGATGCCATCGTCCAAGTGATGTGAATAATTTGGATCGCTTGTCGGTGTGTCTCCGAAAAATGCCGCCGAGTCAGAAAGCGTTTGATAGCCATCTGTAACTAATTGTGGTTTGCTCACATAGTCTAACTTGATGGTTCCTGACCAAGTTGGCGTCGGCTGGAGCCAAAGGCTCCTCGCCCCTTGTAGCGCATACCTTGTTGAATTCTCGTCAGAAACATATGAAACATCATATCTTTCGTTCCAGTTAAAACTAGAAAGTGCTTGATATTCGTCTGCCAGCGCAGCATCGTATACAGCCACGCCAAGAAGTTTATAGAAATCGCGTGGCAGACTATATTCTCTATCTCCACTAGACACAGATATGATAGACTCTTTATAAAAATACGATGGATCATGAATGGTAATAAAATCGTGAAGATTCAACATAGAGGTGTTTATCATAGATGTGATTAGATCGTTCGTAATTTGATCTACTGACCACCCTCCGCGACCCCTAATAGCCTTACGCATACCACCTACGGTTTCAATGCTTCCATTCCAAGTAGTTGGTTTGGTACGATTTCTTTCAGCAAATGCTTTTATTCTTTCCTCACATCTCTGTTGTTGAGCCATAAAGACTTGAGGATCTGTTTTCATAAAAGCCGCAGCCTTCTGCGCCACATCAAGCACAAGCCACTCGATCCAACGATTTGGAAAACTAACAGTATCGCTTGGATTCACCAACAATTCTGGTGAGGCAATATACTCAAGTCTTGCTTGTAGACTACCATATGGGTTGGGAGTAATGTATATATAATCCCCTCTAATGGTAAATCGCCTGTCCGTTACGGCCTTCGTTGCGTCTGCGCTGGTTTTAAGAAACCTAGAAAACTCTTGCCAAGTACACTCTTCTATGGAATAATACCCATCTTGATAATCTGAAGAAGAATCGTAATTAACAGACATTCCAATCGCTTTATAGAAATCGGAAGGTAGGGCAAACTCTGCGCCACCTGTCATCGTAAAATAGTGAAATGATAAGAAATGAGAGTCGTCATTTAGCGACATAACATCTACCAGCGCACCCATACTACCATTAACCCACTCTGTGAGTTGTGAATCTACAATATCAGTTCTTAACCAGCCACCACGATTCCTGACGGCCAACTGTATGTTTTCTAAAGTATCTACGGCTGAAGTGCGTTTTTGCTCATGTATATCTTGTACGGCGAAGTTGGCAATCCTATTTTCCGCCTCTGATTTTAAAGCAACGAAAGCGGCAGGATCTTTGCCAAGTGAAACGCTGGTTTTTACACAAGTGTTTAGCACAATGTGCTCTTGCCAATGATTAAAAGTATCGAAAGTATCAGTAGGATCAACTAAAGCCGTATATGTGGGGATATACTCAAGACGAACGACGGCTGTCCATGTGGGAGTCGGATGAAAGTGTATCTCGTCCCCACGGATATGATATCTGGTATTTGCTTTTGTGCCAGTATAGGTGTCATCATAACGCTCTGTCCAATTGAATTGCTTCATTGTGGCATAGCCGTCAGTATATGAGGCGTCGTAGGCATCCGCTCCAACACACTTATAGAAACCTGCTGGGAGACTATAAGAGCGAGTTCCAGAAACGACAGAGATATCTTCAAACTCGACAAAATGCGATGGATCTGATTTGGCGACCAGATCTCTCAATTCTGCTATGCTACTGTTAATTGACTCTGTGAGTTGAGAATCTGTTACATCAGTCCTACGCCATCCTCCACGGTTTCTGATGGCGACTTGTAGATCTTCAAGCGTGCCAGATGTTGAACTGGTCTTTTGCTCGTGGATATCTACAATACCAAATGTAGAAATACGCTCTTCAGCCTTTTGTAACTGTGCTGCGTAAATCTGTGGGTCAGTGCCTTTAAAGGCACTGGCTTTCATACACACATCAAGCATCAGCCATTCGTGCCAATGGTTAAATGTCTCAAAAGTGTCGGTAGGGCTAACTAGAGCCGTATATTTAGGAATATATTCAAGACGAACCACATCAATGTAATCTGGGGTAGGATGTAGATGGATTTGGTTTCCACGGATATGATATCTGGTATTAGCCTTTGTTACGGCATAGGTATCATCATAACGCTCTGTCCAATTGAATTGCTTCATTGTTGCGTAACCATCCGAATATCCAGCATCATGCATATCAACACCAACGCATTTATAGAAATCTGCTGGCAGATCATATGCTCTTGTTCCAGAGGCGGTGGTAATATCTTCATATTCAACGAAGTGAGATGGATCGGTCTTGGCAACCAAGTCTCTCAATGCTGCTAGAGATCCATTAATCCACGCTGTTAGTTGGCTATCATTTATCTTATCTTTAGCCCAGCCACCTCTCGCCCTTACAGCAAGTCGTAGGTTGCCCAGCGTGCCATCGGTACTTGGAGTCGTTTGGTCTATAGCATTTTGTACAGCGATTGCTTTAATTCTTTCCTCAACCTTCTGCTGTTGTGCCATATATACTTGAGGGTCTGTTCCCTTAAGAGCAGAACACTTCATAGCACAGTCAAGCACCACCCATTCCTGCCAGTTGTCATACAGGGATACTGTATCCGTTGGATTTGTCAATCCAGCAAATGTCGGAATATACTCTAACCTTACAGTCCCAGTCCAAGTTGGCGTAGGATGTAGATATAGGTTTCCGCCTCTTAAATGATACCTTGTCTCCAATTTAGACGAGGTTGCCACATCGTAGCGCTCTTCCCAGTTAAAGTGATTTATTGCCTGATATCCGTCATCAATGGCAGCGTCATAAACATCTACACCAACGGCTTTCAAAAAGTCTGAAGGCAGCGCATATTCTCTATCACCAGAACTTACGGCAATATCTTCATAGGTTACGAAGTAGGTCGGGTCAATCTGGATGAGAACATTTCTCAAGCCAGAAATAGATGAGTTGATCCATTCGGTCAGTTGCGAGTCAGTCATATCGGTTCTTAACCAATTACCCCTATTTCTGATAGCCAGTTGTAAGTTTTCTAGGGTTCCAGCGGTCGAAGTACGCTTTTGATCATGGATATCTACTATAGCAAGGCTGGCAATACGCTTTTCTGCCTCGACCTTTTGAGCCATATAAGCAGCAGGATCTTTGTCAACAGAAATGGTTGTTTTAATGCACGCATCCAACACAATATACTCGTGCCAGTGATTAAAGGTGTCGAAAGTATCTGTAGGATTAACTAAAGCAGTATATTTAGGGATGTATTCAACCCTAACCATATTTGTCCAGTCTGGAGTAGGGTGGAAGTGTATCTTGTTGCCACGGATGTGATATCTCGTGTTTGATTGGCTTACGGCATATGTGTCGTCGTATCTTTCTTCCCACGAAAACTGTTTCATTAGTGCGTAGCCGTCGCTTGCTGCGGCATCTACCACATCTACGCCGACGCACTTATAGAAATCTGATACCAAATCATATGATCTCGTTCCAGATGCTACAGGAATCTCATCGTATTCTACAAAGTGAGACGGGTCTGTTTTACATACAAGATCTCTCAAGGCCGCTATAGAACCATTGATGAACTCGGTCAGTTTGGCGTCTGGAACATCACTACGACTCCAAGTGCCACGGTTTCTGACGGCAAGTTGTAGGTCTCGTAGAGTTTCCGCAGTTGAAGAGGGTCTTGGTGATGTGGCGTCTTGAACACCAGTTTTTACCAGCAACTTCTCTGCTTCAGTCTTTTGAGCGGCATAAACAGCAGGATCAGTCTCCTCTTTGGCACATGCTTTAATTGCCACATCACAGACGATCCACTCTTCTCCGAGACCATTAATGGTGTCGAAGTCGTCCGAATCACCAACTAAATCATCAAACTGGGGAACATATTCTACTCTAACAGTGCCACTCCAATCTGGCTCTGGCTGGAATTCTATGACATAGTTGCCTTCTTGCGTGTGTGTAGCGCCAGTTGAGCCATGAATCATATATCTGGTGGAGGCTTTTTCCGCAACATACATATCGTCGTAGCGCTCTTCCCATGAAAAAGATTCTAAAAGACTATAGCCGTCTGCGGTCGCATCGGACAATGCTACGCCCGACAGGCGGTAAAAGTCCGTTGGTAGCGCATATTCCTTTGTGCCCGACGAAATTGTTATGTCCGTTCGTTCTAAATATCTCCACGGATCCACTTCGGACATAAGCGAATAAAACTTAAAGCAGGCGTCGTTTATCCAAGCATCTAACTGGGTATCGGTAATATAGTCGCCTCTCCATTCGCCACGATCCCTAATAAGGGTGCGAAGATCCCCAAGCGCAAGTCGTCTGGCCATAGATTACACCTCAAATAGATTTTATGGAGCCCCCCAAAAAGGAGGGCGTCCATTATTTTCCCACGCTACACAGATTGTGCGCATGTTTTCACGAAATCTTTAAGAAGCATACCAAGTTTTTTAGCGTCTTTGTCTTCTACGGCTTCAAGAATCTCGCCAGCCATCTCGGCATACATTTTGTCGTGATCTTTCTCCTTGCCTTTCATCTTCTCCTTTGCCTTCAAAGCGATGAGAACGCCAACAGAAGGCTTTTCATTCTTTTCCATTTTGCCCTCCATTACCTATCGGCAGACGATGTGGAGACCTTGAACGACAAGAATACAGTAGCATCGATCATCTCATCAGCACCAGTATCCTGACCTACTTCCACCTTGACATAGCCATCGCCACCTAGAATGCCAGATAATCCAACGGTCTGATCCTCAACCATCCAGACCTTATATCCATCAACAGATTCGTGAAGTACGCCGCCACTAAAAGAATTCAATCTGCGAAATGGTTGATCAAATCTGATCTGATACTGTCCAGCAGAAAGCCTGGTAATGCTGGTAACACCTGGAAAATTGGTTGAGGCGGCTACAAGTTCTCCACCTGTGGTCGTTACAAACTTACCGTTTAGTTCTAACTCACCTGGTCTAACAGAATACTTAAATTGCTGTCGTAGTTTTCTTGGCATAATTTTATCCTCTCTCTCAAGTATGAGAATGCTCGTATGGTTTTTACGAGGTCTTAAAAATAGCCCTTCCCCCATTAAGAGGGAAGGGCTTCTTTATCCTATTAGGAAATTGCGATTCTTACATTGTGCCCTGGTGCTCGGCAAGCAAGTTGCGAGTAGGATCCAATACGACACTCTAGAGCGTCAGCATTGTAAACTCTCGAAACTCTCAAACCGTCATCGTCGATGATACGGACAGGCTTATCCATCGAGATGAGTTCCCAAGAATTAAGTTCTAGCAACCAGATTACTCCAGTTGGGCACTTGGTGCATGGAACACAATCGACAGGACCACCTGGTCCATATACCTGGATGGCGTCGTAGCCAGCCTTTGCCAGACCACCTGGGGCCCTTTGAACCTTGGAACCTAGTTCATTTACTAGTTGTCTCCAAGTATTAAAAGCCATCAGAGCGACATCTGGACGACCAGCACCTTGCTCGCCAACTTCGGCAGCAGCATTTACGATTGCTTCCTCGTAAGTGCTTCCGCTTCCATCATAACGAATACCACCGAGACGCAAGACATCAACAGTTCTGTCAACGCCGAAGAAAGAACCCGCGCCAGGAGCGGTGGACGGAACCCACGCATCCAGACCCGAAACCTTTACATTCGTGCTACCATTAGCAGCATCACTTTCTCTACAAATGTAGTCTCCAGCAGTTACGCCAGATCCCGTATCAATGGCCGTAAGCGCATCAACGGTCATCTCGCCAGTCTCGCGGTCGATATCGGTTACAGTAACATGGCCAGCAAGCACTGATCCGCCATCAGTATTGGAGAATACAAGTTCCATACCAGCGGAGAAGTTATTGATGTCCTTTACAGTAGCCAACTGTAGGGAAGTACCAGAGGTTGTGGCATCACAACGACCGATAGAGCCAGTTCCACCTCTGAAAAGGTGAGTCTCTAGATCATTTGCCAAACCATTAATGGCTCTGTCTACAGAGTACTGAAGCCCCTTAATAAAGGCTCCTCTTTCTGACTTTGCGGCCAACACTGCCTCGGTTTCAATCCGACCAACTGAATAAGACTTAACAGTTGCGACCTGAAACTGTGCCAGTTCGGATGTACTTACATTTGCTTGTGCCGTTGCGAACGCGGCACCGATTCCTTGCGAATCTTCTACGATAACTGGGAAAGGAGTGAACCTACCTTCCGCAGGGGCTTTCTTTAGCATCGACAAAAACGGACGAGTGTTTTTATTGAATGCCAATTCTTCGATCTTTTGACCTCGATACAACTCTTTAAGAGCAGCATCAATAGCCGATCGTGTCATATTTCCAGCAGCCATTTTTAAATAGCCTCCTATGTTTTATTTTTAACGCTAGGAGAACCCATGTGCCTGCTCAAGTTTATTATCTGCTCCTCGTTCTCAATAGAACAGTTATGCGCGTCATCGATAACTGTTAATCGTTCTCTTGCTTCGCTATCACCGCGTCTAAAGCCGCCATAGCATTTTTCTTACGCTCTTCATCGTTGGGCTCATGAGGCGATGCTGTATCGTTCCATGAACTCGTTATAGTTGCCGATGGTTTCTTCGGCATTTCCTGCTCTTTTGGTTTCTTCTCCTGTTGCTTTCCGCTATCGGAAAAATAGTGCTTGAACTTTTCAATACCAGACATGGTCTGGATCATCTGCTCCATATTCTTAAAGTAATAATCTTCTACCATATCAAGCACCACAGAATATTGTGGAAGTGCTTCCTGTCCTGCTTTTGGACTCTCTTCCAAGTTTTGCTGGTAAATAGCCATTGCGGTGTCCAGCACATCTTTATAACTTCCCTTCGGCGACAACGCCTTTACGATAGGCCACTTATCATCTTTATTGACAACCTCATTAATACGCTGGTGTTCGCTATTAATATGAGCAGTATATTCTTTCTGTTGCTGCGCGGTTTCCATAGCGTCAATCTTCTTTTGTAGTGACACCAACTCTTCATTGGTCTTTGGCTCTTGTAGTTCTGGCTCTGTAGCCTCGCTATCGTCGCTACCAACAAACATATCAAGCGCCTGATCTAAACCTATTCCAAGAGACTGTAGAACTTCTTTTGGATTCTCACCGACCTTTTTCTTCAACTCTTCCATCGGATCTGGTTGCGAACCTTTTTGCTTCAACTGCTTTTTGAGACCTTGAAGTTCGAAATCTTGTTCTGCCAGCCTAGAATATAAAGAAGATTTACTATCTTCCTTTTCAGGTTGTTCTTGTTGCTTTGGCACGACAACTTCTACCTCTTCTTCTGCCACTTCACCTTCATTCTCAATTAAAGCCTCTGTTGCTGCTTCTACTCTGCTTCTCTCTGATACGGCTTTTTCTTGTTCTCGCTCTTGGTACTCCTGCTGTCTAACAGCGGGATCTAAATTTTCGCTACTCATATCTTTTTTCTCCTTTTATATTATCCCTGTGGTAGGGGTGCTTGAGGCGGTGCTTCAATTCCTCCCGCTGCGCCAGGAACTCCACCTAATGGAGACTGAACTTCTTGAGGAGCGGTTGTTGGACCCATGCCGCCAACGGCTCCTGCTAAAGTTTCCTCTAACATCTCTGGCTGTGGAGGATTAAGTATCTCATCAGCATCTGCCAACCATCTTAAAATCAAATCCAATCTTGCCTGTTTCTCTCCGCGCAATTTAGCCCTCAAATAATAATGCGTTCCTAATTTAATACCTAGTGCTAGGTTTTGATATGGAAGTGGCTCTATATACTCGCCCTTTGCCAGCATATGCTCCATAGTTGCTTCAATATCATCCATCGCGCTGTTCATTAACGAATTATATTTTTCCAAGTCTGGGAAATCTAATAGGTTTCCAGCGACATCTTGCGTTATTAAACCAGCCTTCATCATATCGATAATTGTTTCCAACTTACCAGCGGGAGTATTGGGCAGAGATGAAGCGGGGTATACTTTGAGTATAAACTCGTCCTCATCCATTTTGACTTTTGACCAAGAGATCCTTTCCACAAAAGATTTGCCATTGTACTTGGACGAGAGTTCTTCCCCTCTCTCTTCTAGTTGTCTGGCACATCCGATAATCTTTTTGGCAAGATCAACAAACATATCTTCCCACTGCCTCGCTACAGTTGAAAATCTTTGAGTTTCTACATCCTGAAGCGTTCTTAACGCCACGCCAGATTCGATACCAGCGGGCTTTGTGCTTGTGGCTGAAAGTTGAGAAACTCCAGCGATTTCGAACGCCCTTTTATATAGGGTTTCTAGTTGAGAAAATACTTGGGGATGAATGGCAGGCGGGATCTCGATTTTTGGGGGCACATTTCCGCTATATTCTATTACACGAGCCGTCTCGTTTGACAATAACTGATCATCGTGAACATCGGCTCCTCTCGGCTTTAGAATGTATGGCACAGATAGTAGATGCATATTGTCTCTTACTTTATTTAAGAGGTTGTTGATTTCTCTTTGTATGCCCTCCAATTCTTCTGCCAGTCCAATGCCGTGCCAACCCATTATATCCTTGACCCATCTAATAACTACAAATGGAAAACTGTCCTCATCCCACTCTTCGTCAAGCAGGACGCCGCTCTCCACACATATAACATGTCTGCCACTAATCTCTCCGCAAGACAAATGCCAAGCCTCATATACTTCTACCATGTCTCTCGCTGAAGCGTATCCGCTTCCAGTGGACAGTTTAGCAGAATATAGGGCTTTCTCGGAATCTGGGAACATAGCCAAGAGAGCCTCACGAGATACATATTCCTTTTGAAACAAGGACTTTGGTTCTCCATCAAGTGCGGCGTTATCGTCTATCATCATTCTGCTTGGGTGTACTTTCTCCACAAAAACCTCTCCGTTACGCTCAAAAACTTTAAGAACTCCAATACCATATATACAGGCATCTCTCAATGCGTCTGCGGCTCTGGCATGTGCTCCACAACTATACAGAATACCATCTACAAATTTCTCGAGATCTTTGGCTCGCTGCTGCTGTTGCTCACTACCCTCTTCTGTAAGAAACCTTGGTCTTGGTTTATTTAGACCTATTTTACTCACAACCGTGTCGGAAGCGCTCTTGACAACATTATATGTAATGCTTGCGGGCACAGACATCTCTCCAGTATCAGCATTGATGTTTGACACCGTCCAATCTCCAGGCTCAAAACCTTGAACATTTCTGGCCTTGTATAGTTTGGCAAATCTAATATAATCATCGAGTCTTCCTTCTTGCTCATTCTCAATATTGTCCACCGTCGAGACCAGATCGAAAACAACCTCATCTGGTTCAGAATTATACCAATATCGCGTCGTGAGAGAGTTTGCCATTTAAATCGCTCCGTTTAGTAAATATCTCTTTCTCGTTTCTTTCTCTCTTCCACTCTTTTAAGAGTCTGTTCAAACAGTCTCTCCTCTTCGCCTTCCCAGTATTCTTTCGAGCCAATTTCTGGCATTTCTGTTTTATAAGTCTCTTGGTAATGATATGCTTGCCTATAAGCGTATAACATCGCATCTGTCAAGTGATTTGGCAACGCTGGGTTCTCTTCCACATCGCCATTCGGCTTCACCTTCCAAGTAAGATCTGTAAGTTCCGTTACCAGATCTTCACAAGTTCTATCTAATATCTTTACTTTTCCAGCAACGAAATCTGAATTCATAACCGCTATCCACTCGTGCTTCGTGGTTTTTTCAGCCGCTTGGACAGGGATGTCGTATCTGTATGCCAGTTCCTGCGTGATTGTCTTGGCTCCAGAGCCACCAGTATCCGCTACAATATATATTCCTGGATAAGAACCTATATATGACTTCAATTGAGCGGCTATACTGTCTGGGAGCATCTGTGGTTTCTTGAAACAATCTATAATGTAAAAATGTGGATCATACTTTCTATAACATCCAACTATAAAGGCACAATCGCTGTTCCAGCCGATGTCAACCCCTGCTATATAAGCAAATTTATTAGTAGTTTCTTGAGGTAACTTATGGCTTAAGTTAAAACTAGGATTGAACCTATACACTAATTCGCTTTGCTCCACAGCCCATTGTCCAAGATACTCTCTCTGGAATATAGGGTCGTCTTCGATCTTGGGATTAGCGGCCTTAAGTTCTCGTATCTCTTCAAGATATTGTGAGGCTATATGGGGGTTTTGATCCGTTTTCCAATGAAACTTTTCCCAATTAGGTAGATCTTTGGTAGTGGCATCATAGAAAATGCCCTTCATGACCGTCCTGGGCGTTCCTGTGAGGTATAACCTTCCGTGGGGACGCGCATCTAACAGCGTGGGCATCAAGATAGAATCGATAAGATATCTTAAGAGAGGAAATGAGAATGAACCGCTCTCGTCTATCGCCACCAAATCAAATGCGGCACCCAAATATCGTTCTGCCTCTTCCATAGTGCCTTTGGCACCGCCACACTCTATAGAACTTCCATTGGGAAACACAGCCGTAAGAGAAACTTTATTGAAAGTTATATTTAGACTATGAACAGCGTCTAGTTTCTGTAATATTTCCCAAGCGATACGCTTTATGTTTTCTCTGGTTAAAGCCAGATAAAGACATCTACTGTTAGGATTGCGTAGACATTGTATAGCCATAAGAGAGCATATAGTCCAAGACTTGCCTGCTCTCCTGCTGGTGAGGATCGCTATCTTACGATGTGTTGTAGAGGCTACTGCTCGTTGCTCTGGGAACAATGAGTCAAGAATCTCTTCGGCCTTGCGCTTTGGCGCACAACGGCGTTCAAGTTCTTGTATTACTGCTAACAGCCTCTCGTCCAATTTTACTCGCTCTCCTTTCCTTCAACAAATCTCACATAGACGCCAGGAATCACTTGAATTTCAACACCATCGTGTAGCGTCATCATTTGTATTATTCTATCAGAGTTCGGTCGTGCGTTCACCCAACTTACGAACTTCACCCAATCCTTCTCGGGAACCACACATTTAAGATCCATCAGTCGTCGTCCTTCTTCTTCGACTTGCCCACCCTGTTTTTCTCCACATCCACCTCATATGAAATCCAAATGATATTATTCATGGGGATGAAAACCGTAAGCCCACGCTTCGTGTTGGTCATTTCCACTCCTTCCCTTACCTTCTTTAAACTTATGTGTGCCTCGTTTTTAATGTGATTATTTCCTTCATGAGAAAATATTACAGTATGTACTCTTAAACTTTTAATATTCATCTACTCTCCTTTAGACTCTGCTAGTAAATATGGTCTGTATTGTAAATTCCACTTGTCCTCGTAATGTGGGATAGCGGATGTTCTGACCGTGTAATTAATTGGCTTGATAAATCCGTTGAACGCTTCATCCATTAACCGTGTAGCCACTTTAGCCTTACGAAATGATTTTTTTATATATATGTAGTGTAGCACTCTTCTATCATTATTATATACTATATACCCAAAAATCTGTGAGGAGTTGGATGGATTAACGGCGACGAGCATATTCGAGGAAGCGAGGATGCGGGCTATAAGGGCGGCGGCGGCAGCGTTATACCAGTGTCTCTCTAGAACATCAAAAGGCTTATTATATCGTAGGGATGTGATCCAAGAATTATATAGATATGACTTATCATCGGGACACGGCTCACGACATACGATATCTAGATCATATGATGTCATCATCGTCGAACATCTCTGGGGTAAATTGTATAAAGGAATCGGGCTGTTGTATGTCTGGGTCTTGATTCATGCCCAACATCCATTCCATCCACTTGGGGAACTTCACATTGATCTCGCCACCTTGCCCAAAGAAGCCTTCATCACAAAATGTCTTAAGATCTTTAAACTTATCTTTACAGTATGTCTCATATATTGGCTTAAGGAAAGAATGGATAGCGACTGTCATGTCTATCTCGCCTCGTACCAAGTTGTCTTGTTCTATGTTGTTAATCTTATCCATTATGTCTTCTCCGCCACTTTTCTGCTCTGGAACTTTGTGCAGCCATCTCTTGGTCTTGCTGTGACACCCCAACGGCTTTAAGTTCTATGCTCTTCTGCTTCTCTATGCCCTCAAGATCTCTAATCAATTCATTCTTATGTGCTTGTAGTGCTATCTCGACCTTATGACGCACGCTGTCGAGATCGTATAACACTTCCTCTTTAGCGAGTCTCAACTCATATGGAAGCAACAAAAGCAACCTGTCTACATCATCTACAGTTACGGGAATATCATGAATAAATATCATAGGTTCTCTATCACCATCACCAAATACTGTATCCACCCTTACATCTCGATAGAATTCCCCTAACTTATCGGCTAGTTGTTGTAGCCATAGAATTTCTAGCAGATCACTAAACTCCTCTTCATTCGGCTTCTCGTAGTCCATCGTCCTTCTCCTTAACAACCTGAATCTGTGTTGCCATAATTCCCTGATCGTTTTTGTCCAGCATAAACGACACCATAGCATCTGCGTCTAGAGTTTTATATTCCTCTTCGCTTACGATATGTGCCCAATGACAAAATACATCCTTTGGGAAATCGGGGCACGCTAGAAATCCAAAGCCCTTCTTCGCATCAAACCATACAACTCTTCCAAAATACTTATCTTTTTCCATTTTCTATTTCTCCTTTAGAATAATATTACATACTATATCTGTACCTCTCAATAAAGATATAGTATTATCTTTGTGTTGACGCGGTGCTACACAGCGAACAAGACTGTGTGGAAACGGCATCACGATTGCTATGCGATGTTTATACGCACCTTCGCAAACTTCTTCATAATTACAATGATCTCCAATATCTTGCTGCAGTTCGAGCCAAGAATCACAACTCATAACAGCATAATCAGGGGCAGAATGCACTCCACCATCTTGTTCGTGCCACTTTACATATGCTCTTATGATTGCTTCTTCACAGGAAAGATTAACAGCATTATATTGTATACATTCTTTTTCCATTTCTTATATCTCCTTGATATTATTTGATAACGCATCGCGTCTAATAGGGTTTTGCTCCCGAAGAAGTTCGGAATATGTCGTCTTAAACCATTAATTGGTTAATAGGCGGTCTTTATATGCTCCACCGAGGAATCGAACCCCGCTGTATCGGGTTAGAAGCCCAACATGGCGTCCTTACCGTGGAGCCTAATTGGTTAGGGATGAGATCAGACGGTTCGTGTATTCAGAGATCTCCTTATCGCTCATCTTCGCTAGATCCATAGACTTCAATTCATTCAGTTTTTCCAAACTACATATATTCGATAGGCTTCGTGTCAAGTGACCCACTATAATTGCGAGATCTTTCGCACGGATCGAGGAGTCACGAGCCTTGATTAATGAGTATGCCATTAAATTTTTAAGTTCATTTAGGAGTTTGTTTGTTGATGGGGAGGGAACAGAGCCTATAGAAGACTCTGGTGTGATGATGGTGCGGCTTACATGACCTTTTGGGCTCTTATTACCCATACTTGTGCTCCTTTTACCACAATCCGAGGACTTTTAAGTCCATAATCACAAAAATTCCGCTAACTTACCGCACTTCCCCGTTAATATGGGAAATTTTATGTAGAGGGCAAGAAAGAGTTAAATGTATAAATATTAAGGTCTGTGTAATACAGTGGCTTTATGGTTAACAGTTTCACAAACTACAGTTCGTGGCTTTATGGCTTTATGGCTTTATGACTTTATAGTTAACAGTTCGTGGCTTTATGGTTTACGACCTTAACAAAATGTTGAGAGGAGAGTCTCTGGTCAACAAAACTGGACTCTCCTCTCAACGGAACTCTTTTATCTTTCGGCATAAGAAACAATTTTACGGTGGGGATGTCTGTAATCTTGTTTTATGAAACATGGAGTTTGAATTTGGCCGATGTAGTTGAGTTCCTGGTATTACACAAGATTATTGATAGTTTTCTTCTGATGAATGTCAATTAACTTTTTAAGGCAAGATCTATACTGCGGCCAATCTTCCAGAATCTCTTCATCGTAAGCACTTAAGTCTAGATCTGTTTCTTTCCACCAAGAAAAATAACTATCGTCATTTCTGTTTTGCCAATCGCCACCAGATCTTTTTGTACAACCTGATTTATATCTTTGTTGGCGATAGTGTTTAGAACATAATCGTCTACTATAAATCTTCTGCTTACAAGAAGCAACGGCACATTCGCCTTTTCTGCTTAAATGTTTAGACATTATTACCCCGCTTTTTGCGAGACTTTTTCCTTTTAAAAAAGGTAGGTTTCTCTCCTTTGAAAATATTGGCTAAATAGCCAAGAGAACCTGTTTTACACTCACTTATGACCCAGCAGATATAGGCTGGATCGGTTTCCATAACCTCGGAAACCAAGACATTTTTATACTTACCACACGGCATCTTAAGCCGAGAAGCGATTAAATCTAACATTTTACCACCTAATACCTTTACTGGTGTTTGAATGTTCATCAACCAAGGTTGAAGAGAGAAAAAGAAAAAACTCTAACTCTGTTGTGTGAGGGACGAACACAACATCCCCAGCGGTTGGGATGCCTTCGGCATCTTAACCTGGAATAATATTAACTTGAAACCTTATTTGTAGAACCTAACCGTTTGCCTATATCCCCAGCGACATTTCAGTCGCAGTCTCGGATACTTTGTCCCTTCGGGACTCACCGAGCGTGAATAGTAGTGCATTTATGTAGGCCACCCCTTGGTTTCTAGAGGCAGTATTGCCATTGCTGACAAGTTGCTCTGGGCAGTTCGTATGTTGACCAGACCCAGCGGTCCTACACAAGTTGTTGAAATCCAACTTAAGTTTGAGGTTCAAAATCGTTCTCCATAATAATTACTTAACCGACCCGCTTCATTTGTCAAGACATTTCGAGTCGCCAACCTATATGTTTTGGATTTAGTAGATTTTATCAGATGGATCACGATTTTCAAACAAAATCTACTAAATCCAAAACATATAGGTGTTGGAAACAGATCTGTTTCCTAGTCCGAAATTAAATGATGGAGGTGGTAATGTCTTGACAAAACTGATAAAACGCATCAAGTCGCTGGAAATAATACAGATGGAAGTTATGGCAAAAATAGACAAATTGCTTAAAAGACTAGAGGATTTAGAAAAAGAGTGGGAGACCGAGCACCTACCAGATATTGAAAACTTACTACTATTTAAGGAGGGCGATGATGAGGAATTTCAACCCGATAGCGCGTATAGTGTTGAGAGCGATGGTTACAGCGGGGAAGAACATTGACAGTTTCTTGATTTCAAATAATATTACCGATCCTGTGGAGATCTCCGAGATAAAGAAAATGTTTGGGAAAAAAAGAAGTAGAGTTGTAAACACAAGGAGGTTTAAAGATGGTTACGAGAGTCTGTAGCGTACCTGGATGTGGTGGGCGTTATCACGCGAAGGGATACTGCCAAAAACACTATAGCCGAAGTTGGAGAGGTAAGCCGTTGGAGGAGATGATAAGCAAATCTATAGGTGGGATACTGTGCCGTCTGTGCGACACTTGGAAACCAGCAGACGAGTTTGACATCTCGAAGAGTTGTAAGATCGGGAGGCGTTTCACTTGTAAAGTATGCGACAAGGGACTACACGGCGAGAATAATAAAAGAGTCAGTCGGGAATATTATCACGCCAATAAAGAAAAGTGTAATAAAGCCACTCAAGCGTGGCAGACAGAAAACAAAGATAAACTGCGGTTAACTCAAAAATATTGGATCGCACACAGATACAATCACGACGAGATTTACAAGAAAGCACACCTTATCCGCACACGCACCAACAAAGCCTATAAAGTATTTCTTGACAGCGGCGTACATATGGTATCTAGAAACGGCGATATGGACTATGAGGCAATCTTTGAGCATCTGGGTGAATGTCCTGGAGAATACGGAAGAGGATCTGGACTAATGACATTCGACCATATTATCGGATTAAGGCTACTCGACCTCACAGATCCCATAGAATGGAAAATCGCTGTTCATCCCCGCAACATTAGATGGATGTTGTGGGAAGACAACTATCAGCGGGATCGCGGCTGGACTCAAGAAATTCTAGAACTCTATAGGGAACTACACAAAGAAGTGGCTCCTGTCGAGACGAAGAAATGCGCACGATGTAAAGAAACAAAAGAACTAACTAAAGAAAACTTTCCAATACATAAACAAACATACTGCCGAATATGTGATAGGGCTATGGCCAGAGAATATTATAATAAAGACAAAGAAAAACACAAAATACGAAAAAGGAAACAACATTTGGCATATTATGTAGCGAACGGAAAAAGACTGGTTAAGTATATCAAGGAAGTTGGTGGCTGTGAGGATTGCGGAGATGTAGACTTGCCAGTCTATTGCTATGATTTTCATCACCTAAAGCCAGAGGAAAAGAAGTTTTCAATATCTGAAAAAATGGGACGCGCTCCTTGGACTACTTTGGCAAAGGAAATTAAAAAATGTGCCCTACTTTGTTGTAACTGCCATCGCAAGAGAACAGCCGTGGCGAACAACTATCATTGGTATTTGGAGGAAGATGATGAAGATTGCTAGTTTTTTCAGCGGTGCTGGTGGGATGGATTTAGGTTTTATAAATGCTGGACACGAGATAGTGTTCGCTATGGACTTCGATAAGTATGCTTGCCAATCGTATTCCAAGAATATCGGAGACATTGCTTGTATGAACTTTAATGATCTGGACGCCTCTAAAGTCCCAGAAGCGGATGTGTGGATTGGTGGACCTCCGTGCCAAGACTTCTCGATAGCGGGCAAGGGAGCGGGCATAGAGGGCGAGAAAGGAAAGTTAATCAACAAGTATGTGGATATGATTGGATTGCGAAAGCCTCGTTGGGTCGTGATTGAAAATGTAAAGGGTCTTATTTTCAAGAAACACAGACCAGCATTTGATGCTTTGATCGCCAAACTGGAATCATTTGGGTATGTTGTAAGTTGGAAGGTTCTTAACTCCAAAGACTTCGGCGTCCCACAGAATAGGAACCGAGTGATTATAGTATGTGGTGATAAGGAGTTTTGTTTTCCAGAAGGTATTGAATTAGATAAGTGCGTCGGGGACATAATGGATGACTGTGTCGATGAGAAGTTCTATTTATCTGACAAGGCGAAGATTAAACTAAAGGATGTGGAAAAGAAATGTCCTGAAGATGTAGCCAGTACTGTGACGGCAGGCTACTATAAACTAGGATGGCGTGGAAACCATATTAAAGTAAACAAACTTGGCTTCGTTGGCAATGAGGGTGTGATTGGGCAAGGCGGGTTGCTGAACAGAGTATATGATGCTTATGGGTGTGCTCCCACTATGATAACATCTGGTGGCAGACTGATCAAGGTAGGACATATTGGAGAAGCAAACTCTCAAGCCAATAGGGTGTATAATACCGAGGGCATAGCGTCCACTCAATGTGGAACTGCTGGAGGACTTGGTGGTAAGACAGGATTGTATAAAGTAAAAGAAATCTCTCCTAGATATAGAGAAGGAACAGAGAAGAGGATGCCACTATCACAGAGAGTGTATGACGGTTATGATGGCGGACTATCTATAGCGGTTATGACTGGTGGTAACCCGCCGTATAAACTTAACGAGCGAATCAGGAGACTTACTCCTAGAGAGTGTGCCAGACTACAGGGATTCCCAGAGGACTATGAACAGATAGTGAGCGACACACAATTTTACAAGCAGATGGGCAATGCTGTCACGGTTAATGTGGCGGAATGTCTAGCAAGGAGAATGAAATGACAGAGCATTCGATCAATATGAATATGGAAGAACAAGCAAGATATGTTATTAATTCCGTTGGTGTTCGTAACGGATTCCCAGAGAATTCTATAGAAACAACTGTCTGGCGATCGCTGATCGCCGACGAATACGAAGTCAGATTGTCATATGGAAGGAAATATGTGATTATTACTTTGACAAGACACTTGCTAGATGCTTCGTCTGCTGGACAAGCACCTATGATTGTTGAGATGCTAGCCAATGGTGTTGAGAGATTGAGAGACGAGATTATAAGGGCGTGGGGAGATTTGGGAGAAATACGAAGAGAAGTTACTGGGCTTGTTAGCGGCATTGGAGAGAGTATGAACCAGATGAGCACGAGAGGTTTGGCCGATTGGATCCCTCAAGAAAATCCGTTTAAACAAAAAGAGAGAATGGAAAAAGATATAGATGATATGCTAAAAGACTTTAGGGATTGGATAGTTTCGCTTGATGATTTAGATATCATTAACGAACTTGATGGTAGAATAGAGGAGTTGAAAATCAGCCTTTCTCCCTAGCCCGTTTCTTACTCATACGGATGGCATACTCTTGTTTAAGTGCTTTTTGGTTTGTGGGATGGATCCCAAGTATACGATCACCCGAAGATGTATAAAGGACATATACAGTTTTACCTTTACGCTTTTCCTTTTTTATCATTCTCTTTAGCCTCCACCACAGCGAGTTTTTGTTTCATCTCTTTCTCTGCTTTGCGAGCCCTATACTCTGTTGGGTAAATTCCCAAGACGCGAGTTTCACTATTATTCCACAGCACCCACACAGTCTTGCTTTGTCTTGTTTCCTGTTTTACTGGCATTATGCTTCTCCCTCCTCATCGCCCTTGATCACCGTAATGTTAATGTCTTCAGAATTATCTGTTTGTGCCATGCCGCGATGTTGAAACACATTGCCAGCGATATAAGTGCCCAGGACAAGTCCCGCCGTAGACACCCACAGAGCCCCTGATAGTATAACTGGTAATCCGAACAATGGGGCACATACTAAAACTGTAGCCACAAGCATTATCACACAGGATAGCCAAAACTTTCTGGACTGTAGTTTCTCAAGCAATTTCATTTTTCTAGTTTGCCAAGTATGTTGGCGATATCTTTCGAGTTCTCGTCGACCTTCTCCTCGATGCGTATAAGTGCGTGATGAAAATCATTAGTCAAAGATTTCTCTATGCTGCGCAGGTGAAGTGTAAGTTTCCATACACTTCCCGCTATTGCTATCACTAGCGTGACTGCTATTCCCAATTCAATTAACATTAGTGTCTCCTATTTTAATCATTACCTACTACTCCTCCGCTCACAGCCCTATATAGCACAAGTAGGTTCCACACATCTTTTATAGAAATGCTTTCAAAAGGATTTATATTGGCGACTTTATATTTGCCTATAAAATCCTTGGCACCATCCGCTGGGATTATGATACGCTTGGTAGTATCTACAATTCTCCCATCAAGTTCAGATGACATCACTATCAAGTCTATCTGTAACTTGTATGTGGGGCCGCCGTTGGAAAAGTCGGCTATTACTTTGTAATTATTTATGTCAAAAATATGACCATCGGGCATAATATATGTCATTAAATACATCCTATTTTTTTAACACAGACTTTCAGAAAATACAATTGAAACGCTTTTGGTAATGGGTTCATCCCAAATGCTTCAATATAGTCTCCAGCGTTTAGCGTATCAATATATACGAGATGATTACCATATTTCTCAACTATAGGACCTCCTGGCGGCGGCTGAAAATTGATTTGATACGAGCGCGTAGAATCCAAAGTACTATTTTTGAATAAAGAAAAATACATTCTCCAACCAGAAGAGTTGTTCCAGGCTAGATTTATATTGATCTCATACAGACCAGAGACACCTGCTGTGATTCTGTTACCAGTGCTGACGGTCATATTTAGAGATCCGTCATCCACAAACGGCCCCTGTAATTTATACCATGTTCCTGGAGACGGGTTTGTCGTGGTAGTAGCGGTTTGATTAATGTTTCCATAATACATAGCACCGTGGGCTTCACAAAATTGTGATATTTGAAGTGTCTCGTTGCCGCCGTCATTGAGTGTTGTTATTTCAATTCCAGAACCACCTACAATCTTATCTTCTAGGTATCCGTCTGTCGTATCATTACCAGAAACCTTGATAGTGTGTAGATCATCGAATGTGGCGTAAGCATCTGTAAATGCTAAATCTTCTTGTACTAAATAGGCATCTGTAAAACTCAAGTCTGGTGGTGTGTGATGAGCATTGGGATCGGCAGTATGACCACCGTATTCAATAACATCAACATAGCCGTCATCTACCCACGCCATTGTTGCATAACTATCTATATCTGAATATACGAGATAAGGTCCAGTCACTTGATAGGAGTCGAGTAGTGTCAAATCTGCTTTGAGAGCAAGTTCTTCGTTTGTGGCATAGGCATCTAATAGAAACTTTTCAGCATAGCCATCAATATCTGAATATGTTATGTATGGCCCAGTTTCTTGGTAAGCATCAAGTAAATGTTTTTCAGCATAACCATCGATATCTGTGAATGTAATGTATGGACCAGTTTCTTGGTAAGCATCAAGTAAATGTTTCTCGGCATAACCATCGATATCTGTGAATGTAATGTATGGCCCAGTTTCTTGGTAAGCATCAAGTAAATGTTTCTCGGCATAACCATCGATATCTGTGAATGTAATGTATGGACCAGTCTCTTGGTAAGCGTCAAGTAAATGTTTTTCAGCATAGCCATCAACATCAGTAAAAGTAATGTATGGCCCAGTTTCTTGATAAGCATCAAGTAAATGTTTCTCGGCATAACCATCGATATCTGTGAATGTAATGTATGGACCAGTTTCTTGATAAGCATCAAGTAAATGTTTCTCGGCATAACCATCGATATCTGTGAATGTAATGTATGGACCAGTCTCTTGGTAAGCATCAAGTAGAGTTAAATCTGCTTTAAGAGAAACTGCATCGGTTGTAGCATACCCATCTATATCTGTGAATGTAATGTATGGACCAGTTTCTTGGTAAGCATCAAGCAAAGTCAGATCTGCTTTAAGATCTACTTCAGCATTGGTAGCATATGAGTCCAGAAGACTTTTTTCAGCATACCCGTCGATGTCCGTGAATGTAATATATGGCCCAGTTTCTTGATAAGCGTCGAGCAGAGTTAAGTCTGCCTTAAGAGCCACAGCATCAGTTGTAGCATACCCATCGATATCTGTGAACGTAATATATGGTCCAGTCTCTTGGTAGGCGTCAAGTAAATGTTTCTCGGCATAACCATCGATATCTGTGAATGTAATGTATGGCCCAGTCTCTTGATAAGCATCCAAGAGACTTTTTTCAGCATAGGAATCAAGCAATGACTTTTCAGCATACCCATCTATATCTGTGAATGTAATGTATGGCCCAGTCTCTTGGTAAGCATCAAGTAAATGTTTTTCAGCATAGGAATCAAGCAATGACTTTTCAGCATAACCATCAACATCTGTAAAGGTAATGTATGGACCAGTTTCTTGATAACCATCACCAACCCACTTTTGAGAAGCATAGCCGTCCAAGGCGGCAGAAGACACATACGCGTCGAGAAGAATTTTCTCGGCATAGCCATCTATGTCTGTAAATGTAATGCCATCAGCAGATGCGCTGCCGACCGCGTCGTTTGTCCAGCGATCTCCAATCATTAGTTACCTCTGTTTCTTGACACAGATGGCATAGGTCAATCCGCCCGTGCCAGAAGTTCTCTGCCACGATATCCGCATATATTTTGCAGCGACATCAGACATGTCGGCAAACCAATTAACATCGTCGCCAGCAGTTACTGTGTATCCGTCCAGATATTGTCTTGGACTGCTACTATCATATAAACGCATAGGTGTCCAAGACCCAAGTATATTGCCCACTTGGATTTGGATTTTGCCAGCGGCGTCTGTGTTATCAACAACAAAGTGGACACTAATATTTGCCGCATGGCTTATCATATATGGATCTGTAGTCGCACTGACACTCATGGCGAAGTAGCCATCGGGACTTATAGCATTAGGCATTTTTCACCTTATTTTTTAGCACAGATATGATAGTCTAATCCGCCTGTCGAGCCACCAGATTTTACCCAGCGAACGCGTACATATTTGGCTGGTGCGTTCTCGTCAAGATTCCACATTACATTGAATGGACCACCAAGACAATCGTATCCGTCTTGTTTGGTGCCTGCCCCATCCCAATAAAACGCATCATACCAATCACTTCCGTTGTTGGAAATCTGACAGGCGCATTCTCCTGTTGCTGCGTTATCATCATCTACAACTACCTGAATTCCTACTTTCGAACTGTGTGTCATTACATACGGATCACTATCTATCGTTGCCGATAGCAACATATAACCGTCTGCGTTACTTCTATTGGCCATTATTCCGTGCCCTCCATTAGGTTAATCGTGGTTTGCTTCCCAGTCCACCCTGCTCTATTCTTTGTATATTAGATTGTTGTATTGGCACTCCTGCGTCACCCAGAGACGAACCCTTGGCCGCATCTTCTTGAGCACCGAAAGCCAACCTATTAATATTGACATCTCTTGCTCTTAACCTTGCCTGTGGTTTTCCACCAGCAAGCAGTTCATACATCCTCTTTTGTTTTAGTGTGAGATCATACGCTTTGTTTTTCAACACAAGCCTCGCCGTATCTCTCCACGCGTTTAATTGCTCTGGGTTCAACGCTTTCATAACCGCTATGTCAATTTCGTTTAGAGTAAAGTCCGCCATCCTTTCTAATATGCGCTGTGGATTATTAATGGTATCCAGGACTTTACTATATTTGTTCCACCCAGCAGTGTCTTTTTGAGAAGACGGAAGATACGCATTCATTAACCTCATTAGTGCTGTGGCACTCTCGACCTCTTTCTGGGCGGTGACGCCATCAACTCCAGATTCCTTGAGCCCTTTCATTAGGTTCTCTTCCCAGTTATTAATGGAATCTTCTGACAGATTCTCGCGGGTATCAAACAGTTCTTCGTTTGTCATTCTAACAAAAGGAATCTTTAAGGATGCTTTCCCTCCCTTTGCCAGTTTGCCGACGACTTCACCGATTGGAGCAACACGCCCGCCAGCGGCTGACATAGAGCCAAGCCTTGAGACCATACGCCTTCCTAGCGGTTTCAACAATACACCAGATCCAGCAGCCGCAATAGCGGCAGTTTTAAGATTCCCAGTTTTGTAATATGCTGGCGCACCGCCAGTCACAACCCCAAATGCGGAGCCAGCCACTATCCTTTTGCCCCAGTCTACACCAAGTTGTTTGATGATTCCGCCCTTCACACTTTGTGCGTTCTTTAAAGATGTCTTCGCCACCGTAAGGCCGCTATTCGCTGCGTGTTGAGCAATTAGACTATCTGCGAGAATCTTTTCTTCTCTGATCACTACAGCCTGTGCTGCCTTCGCTATGGCACCTGCTTCTGTCATTTCTCTGGCCGCCCTTCCCGCTCCTGTCACGGCTGCGCCGAGTACTTCCGCACCCTCTGCCGTGAATTGTTGTCCTGCCTCTGCTTTTGTTATAGCATTTAATTTGGCAAGAGACGATTCAGCAGTCGCTACTCTTGTGACCAAGTTTGTTTTTGCCTCGGCAACCACACCCTCTGCTTTCATTACAGTATCATTGGCTCTCTTGGCGTTTGACTCTGCCGCCTTCATTACAATCTTGGCTTCTCCAACATCTTTTCCTTTGACAAACAGTTCTTTTATCTTGCCAGCATATGGCACTTGGCTGGCACCCTTTTTAGCCAGCCACCCAACGCCGCTACCAGCAAGTCCGACGCCACCATAAATGGCACCGCCAATTCCAGCCTTCTTGAGTATTTTGCCAACATCATATTTACCTTCGGCAACCTGTTTGCCAAACTCCGCGCCAGCCTCTATCTCGGCTCCCAAGGCAGCCTCACCAAAAATTCTGGTCGCTCCTTTTCTGTAAGCAGTTTTGGTCATGGCCTGTTTCAGAGTAGCACGACTACCAGCACTCAACAGTCCTCTGGCTCCAACAGCAGCAGCACCTTTAGCCCCAAGACTAACGGGACCAGCACCAACGAAAAACCAAGGGACGGTTCCAGCGATCTCACCAGCGCCATACAAATATGGGCTCTCTTCTTGTGCTATTCCCATAGCCTTCTTATATTCTTTTGGCCCAAGGACAGCCTTGTAATAAAGGCTTGCCAGATGAAAAGAGCCGCCCATCTGTGTGCCAGCACCGAAGTGCCCGAACTCATCTTCCGAATACATCTCATGTCCCATTCTTTGGAGATATCGCTCTTTGTTTTCTGGGAAAAGCCCAGCGTCTGCGGCCTTTTGTATTTTGTCTTTTGGAATCCACAGATATTCTTCCGTTTCTGGATTATAGAAAGATGCTCCATCAGAGCCTACATAAACTGTTTGTTTGCCAAACCCCTGTTTTTGAGCAGTACTGTAAGTATCTAAATTACCCTTTTTAATGGCCTCTCTTTTCACAAAGTCTCTGTGTGCCTGACCCTTAAGTTTGCCAGATAACCACATTGTTTTTGCTTCTGGGTGTGGCTCGAAATCTTTTGAATCAATGCGCCTACGCTCTACCTCATCGCCCACTTGGACAGGGAATGGAACATCAACATTAATTTCTTTGTCGTGTATTCTGGCTTTTAGTATCTCGGCTCTTTTCTTCGGTTGAAAGAAATAGCGAGCACCACGAAGACCAACATAACCGAATGGCTTTGGCACAACATTTTCCAACCACTCCTGCATCGAGGCGAGTTTCTCAAATCTCTGAAGCCTCTCCTGTTCCGACATAGGTGTTGGCTCGGCTCCTTTCCACTCGCGATAAGTTTTTGCCATAAGTTCAAGAGTTGATGGCTTTTCAACAGCAGGCTCAACAACTGCTTGTTCTCTGGTCTCTGCTTCTACGACTTCAGCATCTACCGCAGCCTGCCTTTCAGCATCTTCTTCAGCCTCTCTACGCTTATATTCTTCTAATTCGGGTTTCTTCATCCTAACCCAAGGCGGATCAAGACCCTCTATGGTTGGCCCTAATTGTTCCTGTTCTGGGATTCTAGGCGACATAAATTTACCTCACGATTATTCTTTTTGCTTTCTAGCGCCCTTTGGCGGTATCACGGCGGATGGTCCCTTTTTCATTTTCAACTCTTCTTGTAGTTGTTTCTTCCAAGGATCAATGTTATAAAGGCCCTTGTAAGATCTCAATGTTGCTGCCCCACTCTTGATTATGTCTCTCCTAATGTTCTTTAACCTGCTAATCAACTGATCCCTTGAAATGAAGACGGCATCGGTAATCGCCTTATATCTCTGGAAATCTTGCTCGGTCATAACACCAGTCTCTCTGGCTTTTCGCAGACTTACTGCGAGTGGAATGAGATATTGTTTTCTCAATGCCTCTGCCTCTGTATTGGGCAACCTTCTTGCTATATGACCATACTCTTTTAATTTGCCCAAATCTTCTTGAGTCGTCTTTACAACTTCTAGTGCCTCCATCTTTCCACGCCAATGTGATACGGCGGCAGGAGAAGGAGTGCCAGCCAGTTTCGCTCCCTTGGCAACTCGTGGAACATGCCACTTAATCCCTTTGGAAACGGTGTAAGATTTCCTCTTAACATCTCTTGCTTTCTCTTCTGCGGTTAAAAGAACATTGGAAATATGAGAATCGATCTTGTCGATCTCGTTGGCTGTATCGATTTTTATTTTTGCTATATCAGATGCCAGCCCAATCTTCGCCAGTTCCTTTTGCGATTGGCGCAGCACGGCGATTTTTCTATCCTTTTCAAGAACGCGCCACTTATCATATACGAACGCTCTTTCCGAGGCAGTGTAATTACGCTGGTTCATCATATTTTCTAGATTGGCTTTTTGGGCAGCGACATCACGATTGATGGCAGCATTTAACAAATCAAATGCTCTGTTCTTAAGCCTTCCGCCAGTATATCCTTCAGCATAACCGCCCATTGCTGCTCCTAGAACATGTAGAGCCTTGGCCCACAAAGGCATATTCCTAACATAACGATGTGGATCTATCTTTGTATCAGCGACTTTTTTATTAATGTCTTCCAACCTTTTCTTATATGTGCCAAGTGCTGTTTTCTCTGCCTTTGATTCACCCGAGAGTCTGGACACTTCTTCGCCCAGTTGTTTGATTTCGTCTGTTATCCTATACTCTACTTTCTTTTTAGCGGCTATCTTTTGCCCCATTAATCCCTTTTCTTGGAGCACGCCAAGTTCATATTTCCTTTTCACTTCACTCGCCTGACCTCTTAACTTGTCAGCACCAGCAAGCATTTTCCTGGATTTCGTTTCATCAGATCTCGCCGCACGCTCTTCTAGCCTGGTAGCCTTATTCTCAAGAACCATAGCCCTATCTTCAGCGGCAGCCTTTCTCTCTGCCCATTGCTCTCTTTTAGTAATGGGGATTGGCGGGCCAAACACCTCTTCTTCTGGGATCTCTTCTTCTTGTGGCCAAGGACCAGGGATAAGTCTCTCTCCCTCTCCCTCACCAATAAGTGCTCCCCTTTGTCTTTCGGCAATGGAGAGTTGTTGTGGAGCCCAATCCGTTTTGTAATACGGCAAACCTGGAGTGACACTGGTAGATCCCGAAGACGAACGAGTCGGCAAAGGAATCGGAAGACCAGTTGCTGTGGTTGGATCTGCGCCAGCAGTTGGATCGCCATTAACCATTATATTCTACCTCCCATTTGTTGCATCATTGCTCGCAACGCTTCAATATCAGGTTTTTCTTCAGCCATTCCACCAGCCAAAGCACCCTGTTGTGGTGCTACTGGAGAAGGTCGCTGCATTTCAGCACCACCAGCGAGCATTGAACTTCTTAAAGACCCAGGATCTTGTGCTCTAACATCTGGATATGTTCCAACATCTCCCTCAAGACCTCTAACCCTTTCGTTTAGGTTCGCTAGCGAAGCCATAGCAACTGGGTTAAATGTCTTTGGTGAGTAATCTACCATTTTTGTTCCAGCAGGACCAGTATCACTAACCATACTGGCACCTAGTGGACTTCTCTCAAGGTCTTGTGCCATTACGCCAGTTTGGCGTCCTGGAGGACCAAACCCTGGTTTATAATCAAACTCGTAAGCAGTAATGGTATCAAGCA